AAGGCACGTACAATTTTCGAGACCGCAATCAAATCTAAGGTTGCAGAAATCAAGGAAGAACTCAATGAGTCTTATGCAAATGCTCTAGTTGAAGAACTAGAAACAATTAAGACAGGACTTACAGAAAGAGTTGATTCTTATCTTGAATATGTTGCTGACGAGTGGATGCAAGAAAACAAACTCGCAGTAGAGAACGGTCTTAAAACAGAAATGACTGAATCCTTCTTAGAAGGTATGAAGTCACTATTTGAAGAACATTATGTAACAATCCCTGAAGAAAAATATGATGTGCTTAACAGCATGGTAGATAAGCTTGATGAAATGGAAGGTAAACTCAATGAACAAATTGAGAGAAATGTTGCTCTTAATTCAAGATTAGCAGAATCCACAGCAGATGTAATTTTTGCAGATGTTGCTGAAGGTCTAGCAGACACTCAGAAGGAAAAACTTGCTACTCTTTCCGAGAATGTTGAGTTTGAAAGTGAGACAGACTATCGGGAGAAACTAGGAACTTTGAAGGAATCTTATTTCCCATCAAAGACTGTTAGTGCTCCAAAAAGCACTTCTGAAAACTTATCAGAAGAGGTATCTACTGACGAAGTAGCACCGCAGGAGTACGCTCCAGCGATGCAAGCATACCTTGATACTCTTTCAAGAGCTGCTAAAAAGTGATTTTTAAATTATTAAATTCAAACAAATAAAAAAGGTAAACTTAAAATGCAGATGTTCAATTCTGAATATCTACAGGAAAAGTGGGCTCCTATTCTCGATTACGATGGACTCGATCCAATCAAAGACGCACATAGAAGAGCTACTACCGCTATCCTGTTAGAAAACCAAGAGAAAGAACTAAGAGAAGAGCGTTCTTTCCTCTCAGAAGCCCCTAACGTAAACACCCAGTCGTCTGGTTCTGCAGCAGGTTTCTCTGCTGACGCAACCGCAGCTGGTCCCGTTGCTGGTTTCGACCCCGTTCTAATCTCATTGATTAGACGTTCAATGCCAAACTTGGTCGCATATGACCTTGCTGGTGTTCAACCAATGAATGGTCCTACTGGACTAATCTTCGCAATGCGTTCACGTTACACTAATCAGAGTGGAACTGAAGCATTATTCAACGAAGCAGATACAGCATTCTCTGGACAGAATGATGGTTTAGATGTTAACACAGGCGACGTTAATACTAACGTTGGTTTGGGTACAACCGCACAGAGTGGATCTAATCCAGGACTTCTAAACGGAGCTGTTCCTCCTGCACAGACAACTGCTACTGGCTACAACGTTGGTCAGGGTATGCGTACTGATACTGCTGAAGATCTAGGTGATGGAACTGGTGATCAGTTCAACCAGATGGCATTCAGCATCGAGAAGGTAACAGTTACTGCGAAATCTCGTGCGTTGAAAGCTGAGTACTCACTAGAGCTTGCTCAAGACCTCAAGGCAATCCACGGTTTGAATGCAGAAGCAGAACTTGCTAACATTCTTTCTACTGAGATCCTTGCGGAAATCAACAGAGAAGTTATCAGAACTATCTACAATGTTGCTGAACCAGGTGCTCAAGCAAATGTTGCTACTGCTGGTACATTCGACCTTGATACCGATTCAAACGGTAGATGGTCAGTTGAGAAGTTCAAGGGACTTATCTTCCAGATAGAGCGTGATGCTAACGCTATCGCCCAAAGAACTCGTCGTGGAAAGGGCAACATGATCCTTTGTTCCGCAGACGTTGCTTCTGCTCTAACAATGGCTGGTGTTCTTGATTACACCCCTGCACTTAATGCTAACTTGAACGTAGATGACACAGGCAATACATTTGCTGGTGTTCTTCAAGGTAAGTATAGAGTGTATATCGATCCTTTCTCTGCTAACGTATCTGATAGTCAGTATTACGTTATCGGTTATAAAGGTTCTTCACCTTATGACGCTGGACTGTTCTACTGCCCATACGTTCCTCTACAGATGGTTCGTGCAGTTGGTCAGGATACATTCCAACCAAAAATTGGATTCAAGACTCGCTACGGCATCGTCGAGAACCCATTCTCACAAGGTAGTATTGCTGACGGTCAAGGACTTGGTGTTCTTACCCGTAACACAAACCGTTACTACAGAAGAGTTAAGGTTACAAATCTTATGTAAGCTAGTTGCTTATATTCTTTCAAAGCACTCCTTCGGGGGTGCTTTTTTTTGTCTACATATGCTATAATAGTAATATTAATTGGTAGAAGTGTGCAATTAGAAAATATTAAAATAAAAGATGGTAAGTATATTATTGAGCATCAATTTTTATTTCAAACACCATTGTTTGAGATACATTTGAAAGATGTTGATAATAAGGTGCTAGAAGAAAATATTTACAGTTTAAGAGATATTGATGAAGGAGTTAAAGTATCAAATAAAAAAGGATGGCATAGTGATTATATTTTTCCTGATAATGAAAATATTGAATTATTCAAACCTCTAATAACAGAATTACCAAGAGTATTAAAACATTTACCATTTAAACCAATAATTAGTGAAGTAACTAACATTGTAATATGGGCAAACATAAGTGATAAGTATTCATATAATACAGCACATAATCATCCAGGATGTGATATTTCTGGAGTGTATTATGTAAAAGTTCCTGAAGGTGATTGTGGAAATATTTTATTTAATGATCCAAGACATTCATGGGTTTATGGAAATAGATTTTTTGTAGATAGATATGCATGTGGAGAAACTGCACCAAGATTTCCAGTAGAAGGAAATATGTATTTGTTTCCATCTTGTCTCGATCATGCTGTAGAACAGAACAATACTGATGAAGATAGAATATCAATATCATTTAATTTAAACTTAAGATGATAAATAGTTAAAAAATTAATAATGGCTGCATCTGGACCGTTTGTAAATCAAATACAAAATAGAAATTATCTATCTGGTATAGGTTTTAAGTTTAACCTTGCCAAGTATCCTAAAGTAGATTTTTTCTCAAATAGTGCTAGAATACCAGAATTGACTTTAGCAGTTGCCACTCAACCATCATATTTAAAAGATATAGATCTACCTGGAGAGAAATTAACCTATGGTGATTTTACTCTTAGGTTTTTGATTGATGAGGATATGGAAAATTATATGGCAGTTTATGAATGGTTGAATGGATTAGGATTTCCAGAATCAACTAAAGAGTTTAAAGAATTAACTACTGATAAAGATGGTAGAAGAGAAATAAAAGAGCAGTTTTGTGATGGAACACTTAGAATATTAAATAGCAACCTTAGAGAAATAGCGAAAGTTAAATTTAAAGATTTGTTCCCAGTTTCCTTGACATCTTTAGATTTTGATGCTACAAATACAGATGTTGAATATTTAACTGCAGAAGCATCCTTCAAATACACTATATACGAATTAACTAGTTCTAAATGAATCTTGACAAAATTCAGGAAATGTGGGAGCGTGATGCTGTCATTGATCCTGACAATCTACATGATGAATCCTTGAAGATTCCCCAATTACACGCAAAGTATTATACAGTTTATAATACTATTACTTTATTGCGTGAAAAAGCAAGAGAACAATACAATAAAGTTAGATTAGAGAGGCACAATTATTATACAGGTAAAGCACCAGCAGAAGTTTATATTGAAGAACCTTTTGGATATAAGGTAAGAGAAAAGGATGCTATACAAAGATATATGGATGCGGATGAAAAGGTTCAAAAGATAGATCTTAAAATAAGATATTATGATACCTCATTAAAGTTTTTAGAAGAGATTATTAAAAATGTTTCTAATAGAACTTTTCAAATTAAGAATGCAATAGAATGGAATAAGTTCCAAGCAGGTATGTAATAAATACTTTATATTTCCTAATAACTTCATGGATCATCATTCTGGTGAGACTGATGAATGGGTTGTTGAACTTAAGATGGGCATTACAGAGACTAGATTGCTCTATCACCATATAAACAATTCACTGTATGGGACTTATCCAAAAAAGTCTATACATTCAATAGAGGAACTTGCATATTTACGGGCATTAAAAAATAAATTGTTTGCGATAATTTGCGAATATAGTTATGATATGGAAGAATTTGATAAATAGATGAGGTATAGTACTTTGTTACAATGAAGCCAACTCCAAAGGAAAGTAAAAAAATTCACGAAAACTATAAAAAAGTTGTGGATCATCTTATTGAAGAGAAGTATGCTGTAGATGAAGATTCGGCAGATAAGATAATCTCAGGTATGAGTCAAGATTGGTTTGATACCATTATTGGATAAATGAAGTCGTTTAAAGAATTCCAAGAATCAGTTGCTCAAGAAGTAGGTGGTAAAAGTCTTACTGGTGCTGTTCTTAGCGGAGTAGCAAATTTAACAAAAGGTCCTCTTAATAAAGCTGCTAAGGTAGCGAATGTTTTTAGGTCATCTAAAGGCAAAGATATCCTTCAGGGATTATTTGGAACACCAGATAAACCAAAAGATACTGATTGGGAAAAGAATCCTAAAGATGATATAGATCGTGAACTTAACGTTAAACAACGTCAAGCGAAGGATGCTGCAGAGAAAAAACCCTTTGATACGGATATGGATGCTTACCGAAAAGGTAAGGAAAATCTAGTAGATAGTGATAAAATTAAAAGATTAAAAGACGCAGCAGAAAAATATAAGAAGAAAGGTAAGGACGATGGCAATATAGCTCCTCCTGGAGTAACTAAAAAATAAGTCTCTAAATAATCCTACATTGGTATAGGATTATGAGTCATTTGATTATATCAAAAAAGAATGAGGTTTATCTGCACATAGAAGCAGAGACTCATGTATATTATGAACTGTCTGATCAGTTTACTTTTGATGTGCCTGGTGCAAAGTTTATGCCACACTATCAAAAGAAATATTGGGATGGTAAGATACGATTATTTAATATCCAGAAAGGAGAAATATATGTTGGGTTATTAGATAGAATAGTCCAATTCTGTAAAGATCAAAAATATACCTACGAGTTTAAAGATAATAAACATTACGGTCTTCCATTTGAGGTCAACGATAGGATCTCAAAAGAAGGTGTAAAGGATTATATGAGTGCTATCTCTAAGTATAAACCTAGAGATTATCAGATCGATGGTGTCTATGATGCTCTCAGAAATAATCGAAAGTTACTCGTATCTCCAACTGCTTCTGGTAAGTCGTTGATGATATATTCTATTATTAGATACTTTGTTGAGAATAAGAAGAATACACTTATTGTAGTTCCTACAACGTCCCTTGTAGAGCAGATGTATAAAGACTTTGCTGACTATGGTTGGGATGTAGGATCATACTGTCATAAGATCTATGCTGGTAGAGAAAGAGAAACAGATTCTCAAGTTATTATTACTACTTGGCAATCAATATATAAACTTCCTAGAAGTTATTTTGAAAGATTTGATGTAGTGGTTGGTGATGAAGCACATCAATTTAAATCAAAATCTCTTGTTGCTATTATGACTAAATTGGCAGATGCTAAGTATCGTTTTGGTTTTACAGGAACTCTTGATGGATCTGAAACAAATAAATTAGTTCTTGAGGGATTGTTTGGACCTTCCTATAAGATCATTAAAACTGACGAGCTAATGAAGAAGGGGCATCTTGCTAAACTGGATATCAATGTGCTTCTATTGAAACACCCACCGAATAAATTTGAAACATTTGAAGATGAAGTTCAATATATTATTGGTCATGAAAA